CTGCGCTCCAGTGATGACGATCCCGGCGGTAACAGGCTATTCATCAGAGCCACCAATTTCTGCTTTAAAATCGGTGCAATATGACGCCTGCGTTTTATCTAGCACCATGTCCGTCAGTGGCTTTATCAGTTCGACGCGCTGGACACCCTGAACATGCAGCGCGGCATAGATCGCGGACAACCGCACATCACGCCCCAGGCGACGCTGCTCGTTGATGTATGCCGTGCCCTGCGCTTTCGCTGCCGCCAGGATGGGTTCCTTAGCCGGGCCGGGGTAGACATAAAGAACCGCATCAATTTCATAGGGGACAATCTCAGCAGATCGGACGCTCACCCGATCCGCCACTGGCCGCACAGCCTCATCATTCAGGGCCTCACCGACGACCTGCAGTAAGTCTTCAGGCGCAGTACCATCGCCGTCGCGGGCCAGAATAGTCACCACGACTTCTGCCGGTGACGGGCTGAACGCTGACGCATCCGCCACCCGACCATCCGAGCTAAGCGCGTGATATTCATAGGCTCCGACTGGTCCGGCAACGCTCATCCCCTCAAATGCAGCAGGAATGCGCTGGCGATAATCCGCGTCAGATTCCATTACCGCCTCCGTGGGTGGTGTTGTGGTGTCATCTGCAGCTGTAATCACCCGGCGCTGTACGTTGTTATTTGCGCCTAAATTGTCCAGGTCATCCCCGCCGGAATAGGCCACCATCACGGCTCTCGCTGCCTCGTTAATCCTCTGGCGCAGCAGCAACTCCCGGTACACATTTTCCTGCAGCATTTTCACCACCGGCTCAGACTCAAGCGTTAAGGTGCGGGCCACGGCCTCCTGTTCTTCTGCCGGAAATAACGCGACAAATTCAGCCTTGCGCTCAGTCAGCAGGGTTTCAAAATCCGGCACATCCACAATTTGCGGCGGCGGCAGCTGGGAAAGGTCAATAACGGCCATTGTCTGCTCCTGTCGATACGGAAAGGGACACGGGCACGCCGTCATTACGCTGGCCTGCCAGCTCAATAACCATTGCGCCATCCATGTTGCTGCTGTTAACCGTGATGGTGTCCAGTTGCAGCCGCGGCTCCCAGCGCCGCAGCGCCACATACACCGCAGCCATGATTTGCAGGCGCAGCGCCGGGTTTTGCGGCTGGTCAATGAGCGCTGAAAGCAGGGAACCATACTCCCGGCGCGCAAGCCGGCTCCCTTGCGGGGTCAGCAAAATGTCACGCACCGACTGACGCAGGTGGTCAGATTCCGTAATAGCTCTGCCGGTATCGCGGCTCATCCCGATATAGAGCGTCAAAATGGGTCTCCTGTCGTTCCGCCACTGTCGCCAGGGTGTTTATGCTTATCAGCAACGACGCCGTTTGACGTCATCGCGCCGCCGCCGTGGGTCACATCGCCATTCAGGATCACATTGCTGTTAATACGGGTGGTGTCAGCCTCGATCACAAACTCACCGGTTTTGCAGGAGACAACCTGCGAAGACTCAATCAGCACGCTTTTCACGCCGCGAATAATCCAGCGCCCGGTGGCGGGGTCGTATTCGAACCAGCCGCCATCCTCGTATGCGGTCACGTCCGCACTTTCAGAGTCTGACGGCGGCGGGCAGGCGTTGGAGTAGATGGCCGGAAGCGCAAAGGCTGTCTCCAGATTGCCGCCCAGGCTGAACAGCACCACCTGCTCCCCTGGAGACGGGCACCACCAGGTGCGGGATTTACCTGCACGGTAGGTCAGCCAGTTAATCCAGTTGGTTTCGAGGTCGCCCGTTTTCACCCGGCACAGCCAGCTGTCCCGGTCCACTTCGGTCACAATGCCGGTGCGGATCAGATTAGTGATAAGGCGCATGATTTCGGTTAGTTGAGTATTCATCCAATCAGGATGACTGTTTGTCGACTTTTTAGATAGTTCAGGTAGATTGTATGAACAACAGTACAATACTTCTGGTACAGCAAGAGAGAAAGATATGGACGAAGAACAAAAAATTTATTTAGAAACTTTAAAAGAGTTAAACACAAGAAGTATTAGCACAAGAAGAATAACAATCACTTTTATATACATTCTTTTGTTGGCCACTGCCCTAGTATTAACCGGAATCTTCGCAATCAAATCAAAAAACAACAACCCAATAACAAATTTCATATCAAGCATGATTGATGGAAATAATGAACTATATCAAGCAACCACTATTCTAAATAACTACACAAAAGCCTTAGAGGCCTTTTTCAATACAAAAACACAAAACCTACATGACAAAAATAATAGCGTTAGCGATGCCAACACCGCTAGAAATGATAGATTCAAGTTACAACCTGATGATTTAATTTACCTCAAAAAAGACAAGTCAGAAAAAATAGCCGATTCAATAGCCTCTATATTAATTAGCTTTTCCGTTCTTTTATTTATAGGATATGTAACACGCATATTTGTTATTTTTACCAAATATTACATGCAACTTAGCAATGATTATGAGAACCAAAAGATAGCATATATGCTATCTCGGGGAGATATATCAAAATTCTCGTCTACTCTAGATGCCTTAAGGAATCACAATATCAGCTTTGATAAAACCCCGCATCCTCCACAAGAAAAATTAATTGCAGGGCTAACAGAGGCTATAGCAGCACAAACAAAAAGTAAATTTAAAAATGAAAATTAATTAAACAACCATCTATATAAACTATTGTGAATTAACTCAATGACATGATGATTAGCTCCTAGTAATCGTCGATGCGGATAAGTAATCACAGGGCCTTTACGGCTGACCCGATCACGCAAGCCATAGTGATGCACACGGGCTATGCGCTGCACACGGCTCTCAAACTCGACGCTTGCCGAGTCCTGGCTGGCGACGGCTTTCAGGTATTTTGTTGTGCGGAGTTTTGCAAACATCTGCCGACGGATGCGGCCCTGTTTCGTTCTGGCCGTCACGCGACGCGGCTCGTAAGCCGTCCCGTCCGGGTTGCGCTGCATCCTGATATTTTTCTGCTGGTTGAGGCGCAGCTGCTGCGCCAGCTCCCGCATCATGCGCTTACGTGCGGCAGGCTCCAGACCCGCCAAGAGCGCATCTAACCAGGCGTCAACTTCCTGCAGATCAGCCACGGCTCACCGCCCACATTTCGTCCGGTTCGTCCGGTTCCGGCACTGCTTCGACGCTGGACACGTCACCGTCAGCGCTGACTATCACACGCTCTGTCAGTTGCAGGTTCAGGCTGATATCACAGATATCATTGCGCAAAATATCGACTTCAAAGGAAAGCAACTTTTCCCGCAGCTCCGGGTTATGAATGGCATCCGGCTGATTCTCCATGAGCCAGGCCACCACCGGCGCCATCAATAACCCCTGATCGCCGCTGAAATCCACAATCACCACATTCAGGGTGTAACGATATTCCCATGAAAGTGACGCTGCCCCGGTTGCCACCACCGATCCGTTATCAACGAACAAATGCAGCTTATCCGGGTTATCACGGACATATGGCACCGCGTTATTCAGGGCGCGGCGTAAGGATTGAGGCTTGTTCACTGTTTCGCTCCTGACAGGAAATTATCGTGTCCACTTTATCGGCGCAGACCGCCCAGGCCGCCTCCGCTTCATCCAGCGCGGTCAGCAGATCGCCGTTAGTGCGTGCCACCGACTTTTCCAGGCGGCACTGCGTCACTCTGGGACAACCATTCACGGTAAGCAGCACCTCCGGCGAGGGCTGGACGTTCGCGCATCCTGATAACGTCAGCAGGCAGAAGAGTGTCAGCCCAGCGGCGTAAATCCTCATTTTCACGTTTTAACTCCTCAATTCTGCGCTGACGGCTTCGCAGCAGCGCGTTTGTACTTTCTGCCACCGCGTAAAGCCTTGCCTGTTCCCGGTTATTGGTTTCGGACAAGATGGACAGGGCGATCAGCTGGCTGTTCGTCTTTGCCAGTTTTTCGCCTGTCGTTTTCAGATCCCGCCCTTGCCGCTCGATGGTCTGGCTGGCCTCCTTCATCCGCCATGACTGCCAGCCAAGCGCCAGCACTACCAGCGCCAGAATTACCGCCAGCGCCTTCGTCATACCGTCACCGGCTCCGCATCAATAATCTGCGCACGCAGAACCTTAAGCGCGGCCAGCGTCAGCAGATAAAATACCAGGGTGACAACGTGGCCCGTAAAGGGGAGAAAAATCACAAGTAGTGAACACCTGGCCCATCGGATCACCTGGTTTCCTGGCGTGCTGAAAAAGCGCGTCAGCGCCTGCTTTGCCTCCCGCCGATGAGTGCCGCCCGCATACCATCCAGCCAGGCATAGTAGCACCGCTCCCCAGCTCAGCAGGCAGGCTATCCAGGTCAAGGCTGTAACCAGTGCCGGAACAATATTGTTTGGAACAAAGAGACTAAAAATCATCAGAGCCGTGTACAGCACCGAAAATAACCCACCGATCAGTTTCTTTTTCATTTCGTTACGCTCCTTTTAAGCACCAGGACAGCTCCCGCGCGCGGCGGTTGTCCAGTCCCGGATTAAATACGCCTTTGACGTATACCCAGCGTGGCAACTGATAGCAGGCCTCGCGCCAGCGCTTCTGATTGATAAACTTCACCATGGTTGAACCGCAGGCATTGCCGGTTCCCACGTTGAAGGCCAGCGATACCAGCGCGTCATAGACGTTCTGCGGTACGCTCACCAGGACACAGCGATCCAGCGCCTTCTCCACCCTTAAAACGTTGGTGATGAAACTCCCGGCGGCCTGCCGTTCCGTGATGGTCTTCCCCGGCACCACGCCGGACGTATTGCCAATGCCATCGGTCCACACCCCCGCATCACACTGATACGGCTGCAGGCGGCAGCCCTCGTAATCGGCTATCAGCTTCAACCCTTCCATTGAGGTATGAAGTTGCTGAAAGCCCGGCAGGGTGGCGGCAATCGCCAGCACCGCCCCTACCAGGCAGCGTTTAACGGTTGAAGGATTCATATTCCCCCCGTGTAATTTTTCCGCCGCGCAGCAGCTGGTAGGTTTTGTGTTTGTAGTACCAGTTGATGGCCAGCATCAGCACGCCAATCAACACACCGCCCACTGTCGACACATCCTTAAGCGATAAATCTCCCATCCATGCCAGCAGTACAGCGATGCAGTACGTGATGAAGGCGCTGATCCGTTCAAGCGTCATATTTCAGTCCCATAACTGGACGGTCTGCACCGTGGAGGTGGTGGCAATATCCGGCAGATCCACCTGCAGCCCGTGTGGTAAGAACGGGCCGTGCTCAGCCAGCCCCGGATTTGCCTGCAGTACCTGCTCCGTGACGCCCTGCGTGCGTCCGTAATGACGCCAGCAAAGCGCGTCCACCGTGTCACCCTGGTACGCACGCACTTTCATCAGATCAGCTCCACTGTGCAGTGCGGCGCATCCTGCACCCGGCTGACGGCCCAGCGGGCGTCACGCCACAAATCACCGCTGGCTTCTGCCAGTTCTTCGCCGCGCTTCACACCGGATGCCGTGGCGTCATAGTCCTGGTATCGTTCGTTGAGCATGGCGCGTGCCCAGCAGTAAACCGCGTTGAAATAGTGCTGAATGCGCTCACTTTTCCCGTCCAGCTGTTCTGCCGGAACCTCTGCCAGCGAGGCATACCCCAGCATCTGCTGGCGTCTGCGAAACTCATACAGCTCTGCGTTGACCTCCGAAATTGCCGACAGCGCAACCTGCTTTAAACGCGGCTGCGTCACCGTGCCGTCAGTGCGCATCACGCTGCGAAACTCCGACAGGTCCACATCAGGCCAGAACGGCGTATTTCTGATGATTTCCGCCTGTTCCGGTGCCTGTTCTGGCGCAACAAACTTCATGCTGCTTTCTCCTGAAATAGAGGGCGGTGGACGGGGTTTTGATGTGGCGGTGCCTTTCGCCACCCCGTGCCGCCCGTGCGCGGGGGCACGTTCTGTCAGCGGCTGTCATTGCGCAGTCTGCGCTCCAGCTGCTGTTTGTCTTTTTTCACGCCACAGCGGGGATCGAGCTGTAACGCATGGTTAAGATGATTAAGGGCGGAAGCCGGATTGCTTTCACTCAGGACAGCGCCAATCGCTTTATGCAGACGCGCCCGTGACTGGTCCGGCATATCCAGACCGTCTGTCAGCTCCAGCGTCTGCAGCAACAGATCGGCATCAAAGCCGGTGGCGGCAAGCATTGCGCTCTGGGCTGCATCTGCCATTTCCTCTGCCAGCACGGTCTGCACGTTGCGGTTACCCAGCGGCATCACCCAGCCATGACGCAGGGCATGACGCCCGATCTCCAGCGCCCCGGCATAATCTCCGGCATCAATGCGCCACAGCATCACGTACATCAGCACGTCATCCTGTTGAGCGCCTCCGGCAGCCAGGACGCCCTCCGCCCAGGCGGCATATTTCGGCAGCAGCTCCACCTTTATTTCCGCTTTTTTCACCGTGGACTGAACGCCCTTGAGACGGCGGCGGTCTTCCGCCAGTTGCAGCAGCATCAGGTCATAGCCCGACGCGTGGCGAACACTGCCGCCTTCACGGGCGGCCTGTTCAGCCTGAACGCGCAGGCGATGCTGCCGTGCGGGACTCAGGCTCATAGGTTACGCTCCGGCTTCTGCTGCGGCGGCGCTGAAATCGCCAATCTGGATGTTTTCCACCAGTGCGGCGCAGCGGTAGTCCTCAACCACATAGGCTTCGTTAACAGATTCAAAGTTTTCAATCCGGTCACGTTTCGGGTTGTCGATAACTGAACGGCGGCGGGTGTCTTCCTGCCAGTAGATGGACAGGTTATCCAGACGGGTGATCAGCAGCGCATTCGGCGGGAAGAACGGCGCACGCACGGCCTGCAGACCGCCCATGCGTTTCTGACTGATAATCATATCGGCTGCCAGTTTTTCACTGTTTTCCTGCTCTTTGTTGACCAGCGGGAAATACTTGTCAGACAGCAGTTCACGACCGCAAATCACCACCAGATCGTCATCGTCCTGGTAGACCACGTCGATAAGCTCATTAACGGCATCCATCACCACGGCGTCCAGGTTGGCATATTCGCCACCTTTACCGACTTTCACCGCACCCGGTGTGGTTTCACCGCCCGTGGTGGTGCTGCCCATGACGTGCTCCGGTGCATCCTCACGGATTTTCTGCAGCCAGCCTTTGTTCACATCCTGCAGCAGCGGGTTTTCGCTACGGTTGGAGGTTTTCGCACGCTTCACGCCGTTAAAGCCGATCATGATGCGGTCCAGTGCCTGACGTTTCACGATGGCGTTACGGATACGCACCTGGAAATCCTGAAACTTCGCCCACAGGTCCAGCTTCGCGTAGGTCAGCACCGTGTCAAAGTTGGTCTGTTCGCATTTGTATTCCACATCGACCATCAGCGTCGGATCGACAGGTTCACGCTCTTTCGCGGTGGTGTCAGTGGTTCCGGCAATGGTGCTGCCAACCCCCAGCCCCAGCAGCTGACCGGACTGCTCAGTCACTGGCGTGACGTTAATCAGCGTCAGGAAAGCGGCGGACTGCTGGATCTGGTCTTCCAGCGTCTGCTGTACAGACGGCTCCACGGTGAACTTGCTGGACAGTTCTTCAGCTGCCACACCGTTCAGACGCGCCAGCTGCTGCAGGTAAGCGTTAAAAGCAAAGCGGGTATTCTTCTTCATCGGGTTTTATGCTCCATCAGCAATTGGTCAGAGTGTCAGCGGGGGCGTTACCGCCTGTTGCACGCTGGCGGTAGTCCTGGCGGCAGTCCTCATGGCTCAGCTTGTCCACCAGTTCGTTAAAGGCGGCCTGTTGTGCCTGCAGGGCTGTCTCCAGCTCAGACAGGCGTTCTTCCTGCTCAGACAGGGATTTTTCGGTGCGTGCGCTCAGGTTTTGCTGCTCAGTGGCGACCAGCTCCACGGCCTTATGCACATCAGAGAACCGGGCATCGTCGGACTGCTCTTTTTTGGTGAACAGCGCCGTGACGCGGGCAAACAGGGACGGCTTGTCCTCCTGGATTTCTTCCAGTTCGATCACCGTTTCCTCTGCGGCGGTAAAGAGATTGGCGGGATTCTGCTTGCGGTTTGCCAGCGGGTTATGGGCTGCACTGGCGCTGAATGTCAGCATTTCCGTACCCAGACTGGCTGGATCATCAGTGGCAGCCAGGCCAACCAGGTAGGCTTTGCCCGTATCAGCGAACTTCGGGCTGACTTCCATAGAAGTGAATAATTTCTGGCCTTTTTTCACCAGCTCCACCAGGGACTCCGTTGGCTCAACGTCGGCATACAGCGCCATCTTGCCTGCCAGCGGACCTTCCGTGATTTCTTCAGCAAACAGCGCCGTTACCTTGCCGTAGCGGTTAAAGGTGCTGTCCGGCAGATAAGACTTGATGTGCTCAAGGTTAATCAGCGCGGTATACACTGCCGGGTTGTAGCTGGCTGCCATCTGTTCCAGCCATTCACGCTGGATTTCGCGTCCGTCGGTGGTGGCACCTTCCACCCCGATGCGAAAACGCTTTGCTTTCACTGTCATGAGCCGTGCTCCGTTAGAAAAAACTTACTGGAGCCTTATGGTTGCGGTGATGAGGGCAGTGAAACAATGCACGGTATTTGTACCGACAACCACACAAACCGCAGGCGGGGAAAGCCTTCATTCAAGGCTGTAGGTTTGTGCCATGAACACCACACTGACATCCGCAGATCTCGATCCCCGTCGGCAGGCCATGCTGCTGTACTTTCAGGGATATCGCGTAGCCCGCATTGCTGAAATGCTGGGCGAGAAAGTTGCAACCGTTCACAGCTGGAAGAAACGCGACAAGTGGGGTGACTATGGGCCGCTGGATCAGATGCAGCTCACCACCGCCGCACGCTACTGCCAGCTCATCATGAAGGAGCACAAAGAAGGGAAAGATTTCAAAGAGATTGACCTGCTGGCGCGCCAGTCGGAGCGCCACGCGCGGATCGGCAAGTTTAACAATGGCGGCAACGAAGCCGACTTAAACCCTAACGTCGCCAACCGCAACAAAGGCCCGCGTCGTCAGCCGGAAAAGAACGTTTTCACCGATGAACAGATTGAGAAGCTGGAAGAAATCTTCCATTCCTCCATGTTCAACTACCAGCGCCACTGGTGGGAAGCCGGAAAAACCAACCGCATCCGCAACCTGCTGAAGTCACGCCAGGTCGGCGCGACCTTTTACTTTGCCCGTGAAGCCCTGATTGACGCCCTGCTTACCGGACGTAACCAGATTTTCCTTTCCGCCAGTAAGGCACAGGCCCACGTCTTTAAACAGTACATCATCGACTTCGCCAAAGAAGTGGAAGTGGAGCTGAAAGGCGATCCGATGGTGCTTCCCAGCGGGGCTACGCTTTACTTCCTCGGCACCAATGCCCGCACGGCCCAGAGTTACCACGGCAACCTGTATCTGGATGAATATTTCTGGATACCGAAATTCCAGGAGCTGCGCAAAGTGGCTTCCGGTATGGCTATTCACAAAAAATGGCGACAAACCTATTTTTCCACACCATCCAGCCTGACACACAGTGCTTATCCGTTCTGGTCCGGTGCGCTGTTCAACCGTGGGCGCAACAAAGCCGATAAGGTGGACATCGACCTGTCCCACAGCAATCTGGCCCCCGGCCTGCTGTGCGCAGACGGGCAATACCGCCAGATAGTCACCGTGGAAGATGCTGTGCGCGGCGGATGTAACCTGTTCGATCTCGACCAGTTGCGCATGGAGTACAGCCCGGACGAATACCAGAACCTGCTGATGTGCGAGTTTGTGGACGATCTCGCGTCCGTGTTTCCGCTCAGCGAGCTGCAGGCGTGCATGGTGGACAGCTGGGAAGTCTGGACCGACTTTCATGCACTGGCCCTGCGCCCGTTTGGCTGGCGCGAAGTGTGGATCGGTTATGACCCGGCAAAAGGTACGCAAAACGGCGACAGCGCCGGGTGCGTGGTGGTGGCACCGCCAGCCGTGCCGGGCGGTAAGTTCCGCATTCTTGAGCGTCACCAGTGGCGCGGGATGGACTTCCGCGCCCAGGCTGACGCCATCAAAAAACTGACTGAACAGTACAACGTGACATACATCGGTATCGACTCAACCGGCGTCGGTCACGGGGTTTACGAGAACGTGAAAGCGTTTTTTCCTGCCGTCCGGGAGTTTGTCTACAACCCCAACGTTAAAAACGCTCTGGTACTCAAGGCCTACGACATTATCAGCCACCGCCGTCTGGAGTTTGACGCCGGGCACACCGACATTGCGCAGTCATTCATGGCAATCCGTCGCGCCACCACCGCCAGTGGCAACCGCCCGACGTATGAAGCCAGCCGCAGCGAAGAAACCAGCCACGCCGATCTGGCGTGGGCAACAATGCACGCACTGTTTAACGAACCACTGCAGGGCGAGTCCGCCAATACCAGTAATATTGTGGAGATTTTTTGATGGGAAAGAGTAAGAAGAACCGCGCTGCGTCGCAGAACCAGACCCAGCATAAAAGCCAGACTTCAGCCGAAGCATTCAGCTTCGGCGATCCCATTCCAGTTCTGGATCGCCGCGAACTACTGGACTATGTGGAATGCGTACAGACAGATCGCTGGTATGAGCCGCCAGTGAGTTTTGACGGACTGGCGCGAACCTTCCGCGCCGCCGTGCATCACAGCTCACCGATTGCAGTAAAGTGCAATATTCTGACCAGCACCTATATCCCTCACCCGCTGCTCAGCCAGCAGGCTTTTTCACGTTTTGTGCAGGACTATCTGGTTTTTGGTAACGCCTACCTGGAGAAACGCACTAACCGCTTCGGTGAAGTTATCGCCCTTGAGCCTGCTCTGGCAAAATACACCCGACGCGGATTAGACATGGATACTTACTGGTTTGTGCAATATGGTATGACAACCCAGCCGTATCAGTTCACGAAAGGCAGCATTTTTCATCTGATGGAACCGGACATCAACCAGGAGATCTACGGCCTGCCCGGTTATCTTTCTGCCATCCCATCCGCTTTGCTCAACGAGTCCGCCACGCTGTTCCGCCGCAAGTATTACATCAACGGCAGCCATGCAGGCTTCATCATGTATATGACCGATGCCGCGCAGAATCAGGAGGATGTGAACAATCTCCGCAACGCGATGAAAAGTGCCAAAGGTCCTGGTAACTTCCGTAACCTGTTTATGTACTCGCCTAACGGTAAAAAAGACGGGCTTCAAATCATCCCGTTATCAGAAGTCGCGGCGAAGGATGAATTTCTGAATATCAAAAATGTCAGCCGCGACGACATGATGGCTGCGCACCGCGTGCCGCCGCAAATGATGGGGATTATGCCTAATAATGTTGGAGGGTTTGGGGATGTAGAGAAAGCCAGTTGCGTTTTTGTTCGTAACGAATTAATGCCGCTACAGAAACGGCTACAGGAACTAAATAGATGGTTGAAAGATGAAATTATTCGTTTTGCGACATACTCATTATGACGACAATATGTTCGCTGATCAGTAAAATATCAAGAAGGCCTCTTACAAGGCCTTCTTTTAGTTAGAATGCGGATTTGATTTTTTTCTCAAATGCCTCATATACAGGCTGGTTCATTTGGGCCGTTGCAGTAATAAGCTGTGAAAAATTTGATATACAATCTTTAACTTTTGTAGGACTTTTCAACCCTCCTTCAACCAGTGCAGGCAGCAACTGATTACTTAAAGCCAGACACACATCTACAATTGGCTCCCAAATACTTTCAGCCTGAGAAGGAGAGACCGTACTTCCAAACGAAACTCTAAATAAATTAGGAACGGGACGGCCCAAAAAGTTTTCCAAACATTCGGCAATAGCCGAGCACAATAAAGGTATTGAACCACGATGCCTGAGATATCCCAATTGAGCGCTATCATTTTTTGAAAGAGTATCTTTCTTTGCCAAAGCTATTTTCTTGTTCTCAATACACCGCATGAGAGAATACGCACAAACAATATGTGAAGCTTTTGTACTGTCATTAAAAATCTTAGAATAATGAGAGTCATTAGTCCAAATTGCAGATCGCTGATTATAAGCTATCGTCGGCTCTCCATGGAAACTCATCAAAGCTTGACCAACAGTATAAGAAGGCAGTAGATTAGTTTTTCGACGAATGACACTTTCAGCACCTCCTCGTCTTCCTCCATCATATTCAGCATCAGGAATAGAAGCAAATTCATTTTTAAGTCGTTTTTGAATTTTGTCTGTGCTTCTGAAATCAGATGCTTCAACTTTATTCTGACTGTTATTATACTGAATTATATTCTGAATTAGATCAGCATCCGCATCTTTGACTTTTATAAATCTAGCTTGGACTTTAACTGATTCTGGAGGTAATCGTGGCAGCGTTCCTAAAGCACCTGTTGTCTGTGCTCCATTAACTATTGACATCCCTCTGATTTCAAGATTCTTTGATGCTTCATTGAATTTATATTCATGAACCAAAACAGTTACGCCATTATTGTATGCCCAAAATTCTGATGCTGAATTTTCCGCACTGTTACGGATACCATTATTGATATTTGAATCAGATGACCTTGATCCAAGGTAGTCTCTAACATTTGCTGAAAATATTTTTAATTTATGCTTTTTGTACGCTCTAGCTAAATCTCTTCCCTGAATGGTAGTACAGAATGCATTCCAATTATCTCCTTTTATTTCATAGCCACCATCACTGACTTTAATATTGAAAATCTCATCAACCAGTATTGGTGATAGTGATTCACTATACCATTCCGTCAACTTTTCAGTGCCTACTTCCATTGCATGCACTTGTATTTTAGCATCTTCAAAATCATGTTTTAAAATAGTTGCTGCTGTCTGCTGAACCGTAATTAGCTCTTGAGCCACATTTGTTGAAGATGGTAAGTTATGAACATACCAAACGTACAGAGTTTTAATTTTCCCTTGTTTGATTGATGTCCGTATCTGTTGAGCAGAAGATTTTATTCTATCGGGTACATCATGCAAATCTCTTTGCAGAAGCCATGCTAAAGCAATATTAAGATCACTCGCTTTATTTGCTGGAGCTTCCTGTCTATCTTTGCTTGAGAAATAGCATTGAGCAAGTACAGCAAATTCTTCTTCTTCATTAATATACACAAGGTCACATTTCTTATCGTCATGTCCATCGGTAATGGACTCTGCTGCGACACTATCAATATCATCAATTCTGAAATGTAATGCTAACGCAAACAAAGCCAGTCCATTATCACCATACGATTTCAAATCTTCTCTTGCAGAATAGGCTTGGTTCCAGGTACTCATTATCACTCCTTAGTAATAAAGTTTTAGCGAAGGTTATCTCTAAGAAGGTACATTTTCAATTCCATTTATCCCTCCAGCGCGCGCTCGTATCCCCGCCACGCCTGCCCACTTTATGTAGTGGTTTTCATGCACCTGCATGATCTACGCAAAAGCCCGCTAGAACTGGCGGGCCTTAACACAAAAGATCCTCAAACGATCATGCGATCTCATGCAGCATAGACATGCGCGTTTATGCAGAATGTGCAAAATCGTAACATACTCAGTAAGCGTGAAACCTAGAACGTGACAGCCTTGTCAAAGCCAGAAATAATGGTATAAGAAATAGACGAGTTATCAGCCTTGTTCACTTTGAACTTGGCACCTTTGTAAGCGATAACATCACTTCCTTTAGAATCTACAGAAAAATCTGTTGTAAATGCTGCACGAGCCATATCGTTTGCAAATTCACGATAGGTGAACTTCATTACACCGCCTGCATTTCCATTGTATTCGATAGTCTTAACCAATGAGTTACTCACTCGACACAGCCCATCAGGAACACGTTTGATAGAAATTTCTGATGCAGTATAAGAAGTGCCATTTGGCGGTGATATCTCATTTTTTGCAGCATCGTAACTAACATAATCAACATAGTTACCGATTTGCCCATAGAGATTTTTTAACGCAACAGCTTGAGGGTTATGATAATTGCGATAAATTCCATTCCCCTCACTGCAATATGTACCAGCAGCGATAGAAGACAATGCACCATTAGCCGCACCAAGTTCTAAGGAAGGTGCGAATAAGCAGGTCATTTCTTCCCAAGCTGACTCGCTGATTAAAATTTCGCGGATCTGGGCCGATTTTTTTCCCGCAAACACATCGAATCAGCCTATTTAGGCTATTTTTTCCACCATTTCTGGCGTTATTTCCGGTTTTACTGAGATCTCTCCCACTGACGTATCATTTGGTCCACCCGAAACAGGTTGGCCAGGGTGAATAACATCGCCAGTTGGTTATCGTTTTTCAGCAGCCCTTTGTATCTGGCTTTCACGAAGCCGAACTGCCGCTTGATGATGCGAAACGGGTGCTCCACCCTGGCACGGATGCTGGCTTTCATGTATTCGATGTTGATGGCCGTTTTGTTCTTGCGCGGATGCTGCTTCAAGGTTTTTACCTTGCCGGGACGCTCGGCGATCAGCCAGTCCACATCCACCTCGGCCAGCTCCTCGCGCTGTGGCGCTCCTTGGTAGCCGGCATCGGCTGAGACAAATTGCTCCTCTCCATGAAGCAGATTACCCAGCTGATTGAGGTCATGCTCGTTGGCCGCGGTGGTGACTAGGCTGTGGGTCAGGCCACTCTTGGCATCGACACCAATGTGGGCCTTCATGCCAAAGTGCCACTGATTGCCTTTCTTGGTCTGATGCATCTCCGGATCGCGTTGCTGCTCTTTGTTCTTGGTAGAGCTGGGTGCCTCAATGATGGTGGCATCCACCAAAGTGCCTTGGGTCATCATGACGCCTGCTTCGGCCAGCCAGCGATTGATGGTCTTGAACAATTGACGGGCCAGTTGATGCTGCTCGAGCAGGTGGCGGAAATTCATGATGGTGGTGCGATCCGGCAGGGCGCTATCCAGGGATAATCGGGCAAACAGGCGCATGGAGGCGATTTCGTACAGGGCATCTTCCATGGCACCGTCGCTCAGGTTGTACCAATGCTGCATGCAGTGAATACGCAGCATGGTCTCCAGCGGATAGGGCCGTCGGCCATTGCCCGCCTTGGGATAAAACGGCTCGATGACTTCCACCATGTTTTGCCATGGCAGAATCTGCTCCATGCGGGAGAGGAAAATCTCTTTTCGGGTCTGACGGCGCTTAGTGCTGAATTCACTATCGGCGAAGGTGAGTTGATGGCTCATGATGTCCCTCTGGGATGCGCTCCGGATGAATATGATGATCTCATATCAGGAACTTGTTCGCACCTTCCCCAGCATCAGCAGCTTCTCCGGTATGTATTACCCGCTGCGCAGAACAGCCTAAAGGTCCAGCTGGCTGAAGATGCGAAACGCATTAAAGACAATAACGTTAATGCCACCTTTTATATGACCTCGATCCGTGCGTGGCCGGCAGAGAACCGCGTGGATATCCGGGGTGAGCTGAAAACGTGGATTGGGGATTCCAAACCCTACAGTGAAATTAAAAGTTATGTCATTCAGTTCAGTCGTGTCGATGGTGTCAGCTGGCTGGCGCGTTTTGGAGAAATAAATAATGAAAAAAATTAACCCGTTATTTATTTCAGGCTGTCTGCTGTTGGTCGCCCCCGCGATGTCAGCGACCCTTAGCGGAACGCTGGCGCCGACAGTGGTTCCCCTGACCAATGGCGGTCAGGCAAATATTGCCGTGAGTAACACCGATCCGAATCTGTTCACAGTACCTGGAGATCGCATCACGGCGATAAACAGCCTGGACGGCGGTCTGACAAACCAGGAGCAGACCGACAGCGGCGGCGCCATTCTGGCGACCGTCAGTAAAAAACCATTCACCTTCATTGTGGAAACCGAACGCGGACTGAACTTCTCCATTCGTGCCGTGCCCCGTGCGGGCTCAGGCCGGACAATTCAGCTGGTCAGCGAGCTGGCAGGGACACCCGGTCCGGCAAAAGCCTGGGAGGAGTCGAACCCCTATGAATCGTTACTGGTTTCGCTGAATCGCGCCGTGCGCCAGGGCAGCGTACCCGATGAGTATCAGTCTGTCCCCGTCACTTCTGAAGTGCTGCAGGTGCCGGCTGGTCTGCGCGCCACTGCCGATCGGGTCTGGGTCGGTCATCACCTGAAAGTTGTCCGTTACAGTCTGGACAATGTCTCCCTGTCGGCCCGTATGGTTCGTGAAAGCGATTTCTGGCAGCCCGGAACACGTGCCGTCATGTTCAGTACCCCGGCAGGCCTGCTGACTGCCGGTGGTCGCATGCAGATCTGGGTCACGACGTCAGATGAAGGAGTGGAGCGCTGATGGCCAACTTCAACACGCTGATCAAACGTAAGCAATATATCTGGCTGGGACTCATTCTGGCGGGCGGCGCGGCAGCCGTCGGAGGCGGGCTGTATCTGTCAGATCTGAACATGAGCTCTGATGAGGAAGCCCCGGCTCAGGGCGAACCCGCACCGGATATGACCGGGGTGGTCGACAGCAGCTTCAACAGTAAGGTGGAGCAGCACGCGACAACAGAAATGCAGGCGACTGCCGCTGATCTCAACAAGCGTTTTGACTCCCTGCAGGGGGAAGTGGACCTACTGAGTAAGGCGCGAAGCGCTGACCAGATACGTATCGACAAACTCAGCAGTGACAATGAAGCCATGCAGAATCAGCTGAAGGCGCTGGGCGTGAAACCGGCTGTCTCTGGTGGCGAGCCCGCGCCGACTCCTCCGTCACCGCCACCCGGTCCGGAAGGGGAGCCGCAGCCAGCCAGTTATCCGCCGCAAACCGGCGCCGCGGTACCGCCTCCGACGGCATTCTATCCGGGGAATGGTATGACACCGCCGCCGCAGGTCAGCTACCAGTCTGTACCGGTACCAAACCAGATACAGCGTAAAACGTTCAGTTATGACAAAGGAAAGAAAGCGAAGTCATTGCCGTACATTCCGTCGGGGAGCTTTGCAAAAAGCATGCTTATCGAGGGGGCAGATGCCAACGCGTCTGTTACCGGGAATGAATCCACTGTACCGATGCAGCTGCGTATCACCGGTCGCGTGGAAATGCCAAACAGCAAAACCTATGACCTGACCGGCTGCTTTGTGGGGCTTGAAGCCTGGGGTGATGTATCGAGTGAGCGCGCCATTGTCCGTACCCGTAATATCAGCTGTATCAAAGGTGATAAAACCATCGATCAGCCCATTAACGGCCACGTTTCCTTTATGGGGAAAAACGGGGTTAAGGGAGAGGTGGTGATGCGTAACGGAAAAATCCTCGGCTGGGCATGGGGGGCCGGTTTTGTTGACGGGATTGGCCAGGGCATGGAACGCGCTTCACAGCCGGCAGTTGGCCTGGGGGCAACCGCATCTGTTGGCGCCGGTGATGTTCTGAAAATGGGTGTCGGCGGTGGTGCATCTAAAGCTGCGCAGACGCTGAGCGAGTACTACATCAAAAGGGCTGAGCAGTATCACCCGGTCATTCCGATTGGTGCCGGTAACGAAGTGACTGTCGTGTTCCAGGATGGATTTCAGCTGAAAACCATCGAAGAGCTGGAAGCGGAAAAGAACGGGCAACAGCAGGCTCAGAATCAGGAGGCGGAGCCGGCACCGCAGGCTGATGCACATCATCAGTCAGGCGGCGGTATGAACGGATTCAATACTGACGAGATGCTGAAGAAGCTGGGCAAACTTGATCCGCGT